ATCAGCAGCAGTTGCTAACATGAAGTCGTCACCGACAACATTGATTCCCTCTTTCGTCATCTTCAGAGAACCAATACCTCTAGAAGACACGCCGAGTTTTACACCTTCTTCAATAAGAGAAGATGCAATCTTACCCATGGGTGTATTCAGAAGTTTTGCTTTTCCAACAAAGTTGGAACCACTTTCTTTCAGAGAAACAATTTTATGTGAAACTCTGTCTAAGTTGACGGTAGGACCGTCAGGATGTCCGAGTTCACCAAGTGCTCTGCCTGCTTGGACATGATTTTCATTGTAACGAGAAACTTCCTTACGAAGAGTCTCCATAGGGTACATTCTACCATTACGGTTTTTGATGTTACCCTGAAGGAATACACCTTCAATATACATGGATTTCTTGCCGTTCTTTTGCTCGACAAGAAACTCTACTGTTTCGATTTCTTCTCTAATGAGTTTCATTTTAGGCAATTCCTGTGGTTTGAACGGGTTGAACATGAATAGAACCGCCAGTACCATAGGAAATGGCAGCGACTTTGACGGAGGAAATCAATCGTGCATCAGTTGCACTGAAGTCAGTAATAATTCCTGAAGTATTTGCAGTTAGTGTTACTCTAGTTTGATGGAATCCATCTACACCAGAAGTAGTGTCAACGGAAGCAACAGCAACGTGTGCCAAAATAGACGTATAATTTGAATCTGAACCACTTGCTTCAAGGGTTACAAATTCACCAACACCAAATGGCATTTGGGTTCCTTCTGGGCAGGTAACAATAGTTGTTGTGCCAGTTGTAATTCCAATAACTCTTTGGGATGCCTTAGTGACACCGATACCAGCAGAAGTTCCAGCAGGAATAACATAATCACTTAAGGATGCTGTAGGATCTCCACCAACAGCAACATATGCATCAGTATTGAGAGCAGTAATTCTCAATACACTAGATGTAACATTAATTGCACCTGTCTTTACAGACGATCCTGTAGTTGCAATACTTGTTCCTGCACCAATCGGTTTATGCGCCATTATCCTTTAAAGTTCATTTATAATAGTTATTTATTCTTCTGTATCTTCCACGTCATCTACGTCTGCTTCACCATCAATTTCGGTGTCGCCATCTTCAATCTCCAAACCAGAGTCATCTCCGAATAAAGAGTTTGCAGCAACTGGACGGAAAGCGTCGATTCTTTCGGCAGACTTAGCAAAGAGCATGTCCTTGATTTTATCGCTGATTTGTGATGGACTTTCGTCCGACACAATCATATCCATAAGTTCATCCATTTTTTAGTACCTTTGGTTGTGTGTATTTATAACTAGATTTCGCCCCCTTTGGGCATCTTGATTTCTGGTGCTTCTACAGAAGAGTCATCAATCTCGGGTTCCATTACTGGTGCTCCCAAGTCACCGCCACCACCTGCTACTGGTTGTCCAGTTGCAGGATCTACCACCATTTCTGCAGGATCTGGAATTACTCCATCCTTGATTTCTTGTGCAATCAAATCATCCTGCTCAATAATTTCTTCATCGGTTTGACGGAGAACCTTACGGCGAATATAATCTTGAGAATAGTATTTGCCAATATATGGTTCTGCACTCTGAAGAAGTCCAAGTCTTTCTTGCATGAGTTCCGATTCTTTCAGTTCACTGAAGTGGTTGTCATACAGGAAGTCATATTGAATATGCTCACTCATCAAGTCCCAATCTTCGGGAGTGATGACATTCTTGAGTAACAGTTGAGTTCTCAAAATATCATTGAACATGTTAGAGAATCTCTTTCTCAAACGTCCAACAAACTTGCTGAATTTGACTTCATCTCTCAAAATTTCAGAAGAACGTCCAAGATTGAAACCACCCTCTCCTTCAATTCTAGATGTAGGTACGTTCAGTGCCTTATATAACTTTCTCTGGAAGTAGTTGATATCGGTAATTTCGCCAAGATTTTGTCCACCAGGAAGAGTAGTAATCTCAGTTCCTCTACCACCTTCACGTCTAGGAAGCCAGAAATCCTCCATCATAGACATGAATTTCTTGTCATCACGAATCTCACCAGTGTTTGCATCATAGACAAGTTTGTTTCTATAACGCATCATGACATCACGAAGGTATTGTTCTGCCTTTTGCTTAGGCAGATTACCAACATCGATGTAGAAAATTCTACGTTCTGGTGCTCTAGACAGACGATAGATAACCAGAGAGTCCTCAATCATTCTAAGTTGATTGAGTGCTTTGATTGATTTGTGAAGATATGAAAGAGTAGAACCTTTGATTCTATCGACAAGTCCAGATGAACAGTATGTAACTGCATCTTTCGTCATCTTAATTTTAGAACCACCGCTACTAGTGTTAGTTGCACTAGGATATACATCCTTAGGAGTATATTCAAAGTATTCTTCAACCTCAGGAAAATCATAATCCATTGGATTCTTTGCACCAATGGCAGCATTTGCAAGACGAATTTTATCTTCGGGTTTTGCTTTGAGTTTTCTTACATAACGCATTTTCATTGCGTCAATGTAACGAAGTTCCTGAATTCCCTCTTCAGGTTTTTTCATATCGATGACTTTATGGTAGTAAAGTCTGCCGTCGATATACCAATTTCTATAGATTTCGTGTGCCTTATTATTAAAGTCGAGTAAGTCTAAAACAAACTTAAACTCTTCTCTAATTTTTTTCTTAATCCCATCACTCGCCTTAAGATTTGACAGTTCAATCTGAACTGGTGTATCTGGAGAGTCTGAAACAATTGCTTCGTTTACAATATCTTCAATTGCACTATCAACTTCAGGGTGCAGGGACATCTCCCTGTACCTCTTGATTAACTCTGTTTCAGTTCTATATACTCCCTCAATATCTACATAAGAACCAAAAAAACCACTCGTTAGGTAAAAGTCATTCCCGTCCGCATTATTAGGCGGGACGGGAGAGACCGTATCCTTACTGAGTGGTTCGTTGTCTTCAATTGAAAAACCAAATAATCTAGCAGACATTAGACTCGGAACTTTTTACCTGATATATTTATATTATCAGATAATGACTGTATTTGCCTGATCCGAAGCAGAACCAGATGCAGAGTTAGAACCAGATACAAAGTACTGAACCTGGAAAGTCACCTGGAATTCCTCAATCGCATTCTCATTTTCATAAGAAAGTTCGATGGGAGAGACTGTTGTTGGGAAGATACCTTCAAAGAAGTACGTTTTGAGTGGTTGAATACCTGTCGTACCACCAGCAGCATTTCCAACACCACTGTTTTCAGAAGAAAAACGTCCTTGGTTGTATCCTCTACCAAGTTGATGAACAACACCGTTGCCCATGTAAGCATCAGGTTTAGTTGCACCAGATGCATCAGACAGTTTGCTGATACCGTTCATCCACTGCTCGAAAGAATTTCTGAGTTTGAAATCTTCGTCGTTGATGACTGTAACAGTCCACTCATCAAAGGTTCTGTCACCAGCGACCTTCAGAGTTCTACCTCTAAAAGGAATTTCAATTGGAGTGACATTAGAACCAGGTAACTGAGCTGCCTTGCACAGGAACTGGAATGTTTCATTATCCCAGGCAGGTGCAAACTTGAAGTCATTGATGTTGACTTCAAACAGATTAGAGCGGGCACCGCCGCCCTGTAATCTGGATTTAAATTGAGAGATAGTTTTAAGGTTTGACATTGTTAGAATTCCTCCGTTTTGGTAATTATGTTATCAATCAAACTCTGCCAGTCACTTCCTGGAAATCAACGCCAGTTCTAGTAGCAACGAACGTCAGGGTGACGAAGTTGATAGAACGAGTTGGTTTCAAGAAGATGTCTGCGCGGAATTCATTGTTATCAATTACACTTGGAGTGTTGTTGGTTTCATCACAGATTACTCTGAAGTCAAAGAGTCCTCTCTTCGCCTGTACATCGCGGAGGTAAGGTTCAACAACATTCAGGAAGTTGTTACGAGTGATTTCATCGTTGAACTCGAAGAGTTGGTTGTTAGCAATTCCTTCGAGTGCCTTCTCAACGGTAAGGAAGAGACGACGAACGTTGATTCTGTCGAACGCGGATGCGAAGGACAATCCAGTTCTATCACCAAAGAGAATGACACCAGAACCAGGTTGATTGATAATGGAGTTGATTCTAGACTCATACAGAGAGTCTCTCTGTGACTTATTGGGGTTGTATGCAAGTTTAATTGCATTATTCAGAGTTCCTCTGTTAGCACCTGCGGGAGAATACCAAGGGAACTGCTCAACTTCAGTTCTAACCATCAATCCAGCAACGTCAGCGTTGGTTGGAAGGAATCTAAACTGATTGTTGAATCTGTCGTAGGTGTACTTGTAACCCGAATCAAACACCGCATAGGATGAAGAGGTGATAGGCGCGAAGAACTTGATGACGTTATTCGTCTGATCTGCTGCGCTGGTTACGTTAACAACATTTCCTCTATCAGGAGAGATGACTGCAATACAATCCTTTCTATCGTTTGCGATAGAGATAAGTTTGTTTGCCTTTGCCTGAGACTCTTCCTCAACAGAAAGTCCAGGTCCATTAATCAGGAAGTCAACAGTTTGCTCATCCTTGTTAGCGAACAAATCATAAGATGTTGACAAGTCTCCCAGAGTTGCGGCATATCCACCCTGATCGGTGTAAACCTTACCGCCTGCGAGATTGTAAGTAACGTTGCCCAATGCGGCGAAGGTTACATCCTGAGTATCTTGTGCCCAGAGTCCGTTTGCAGTGGTTACTGGAGTAAAGTCGGTGGAGAATCCAGTTGCTCTTGGTTCGGTAGCATGGTATGCATCCAATCCTGCGGATGGATTTCTTCCTGCGTAGACGTATTGAGATCTTTGTGCGAGGAAGTCCTTGTAGAAACTTCTTTCTGGAGACTCAACGGAGGATACGCCATCTGCTGCTTTAGAGAGGAACGTATTGCTCTCAAGAATTGTGCCCTTGACACCAGTGACAGTACCGTTGTCATCAACGATAGCGACGTGCATCGCATCACCTTTACTGTTTCTGTCAAGACTATATTGGTTGGTTACAGGCTTGCTTGCAAGTTGCTTCCAGAAAATAGTTGAGTTAGTCAGCGAAAGTGTTTGTCCGTTGTACCAGTCGGTTACAGTTCCAGCAGTTCCTGCGAGAGCAGCAGCGTGTCCGCCACCAGTATTAACACCAGAGTTGTTAACAAAGTGAAGGGTATCTCCAGTCTCAATGGAAGAGAGAGGATCGTTTTCTTTGTAGGTAATTGCGGTTTCTGTTCCTGCACCAGAGACTCTAGAAACAATCTTAACGTCAATTGTAGATGCACCGTTTGTTGCATCAGTGCTAACGCCAGTGATGATTGCCTTAAGATGTCCATCAACGCTGGAAGTTGTACCAATGCCAGCGAGAGTTCCAGATAATGTGGTGGTAACACCGAAACCGATTGTGCAACCAGCGTTGCCTAAGTCAGTTGTAGTAACACCGATTACCTGATCTGCTAAGTCGTCGATGAAGCAAACCTTCAGTCCATTACCCCAAGTACCTGGAGTTTTTGCTGCATACGTGAAGTTCTGAGCGTTGTCAGAATAATTCGCTTCGTAGTCGTCGAAATTCTTAATTTTTGCTGAGGTTGTGCTTGCTGCACCAACACCAGCGTTTGCGTTGTTAAGGTTTGCACCGTTCGTTCTTACAACCTTAAGAACGCCTCCATAAGAAAGGTAAGAGGCTGCGCTCATCCAATATTCGTACTGTCTATCAGTAGAGATTGGTTTACCAAAAACACTGATGAGCTGCTGCTCAGTTGTAATGTCTACTGCTTCGTCTACAGGTCCCAGTTCAAAAGGTCCTGCAATCGCACCAACGTTCGACAGAACGTTATCAGCTCTCCCTAAGGTAAGATCAACTTCCCTCGTAATTACACCGGGAGATAATTGAGGAGTTGCCATGCTAGTTGTCTCCGAGTCTCAAGTTTATCTGTAGATATTTAGAATTTAGAGCACTTTCAGAGGGGAAACATGACGTGAACTACCAGTCTGGATATTCCCATAGGTTATTACATCTTTTAGTTTCTCTTATTCTTTTTATCGTGCATTCCTTACACTCATACGAATATGATGATGCTACTGGACCTCTATCTTTTCTAGTTCTGTAAAATCCCTCCATTAAATTTTTCTCTTCTCCGCAGATACGACACTTCCTGTCTGTCAACAACAGATGTCCTAACTTTATCTGCTTATCAAACTCCATTACCTATAGTTCCACATATAATCCATACCGCCTGCAGTATTTCCATATTCAGATGCGTTATACCATCTATCTCCATCTTCAACAAAACTACTATCTCCTAATCCATCATCTAAGAATCCAAAAGGTGCCATGTCCTGTTCAATCTGATTCTTTTGCTCTTCATACAATCTCTTACGAACATCCTGATCGGTAAGTTCCTTGAAATAGTCCATTTGAACTAACCAAGCATAGATGACGAGACACATTGCCAAGTCATCATTGCACCCTTCCTCTGCCTCAAATGAGTTGTGTTTTGAGATAAAGGTTGTCAACTCTGAGATAATCTCATAGT